TGTGGTGTGCGTGTTCTGTATCCATTCCTTGATTAGTATTTTCTAAACAAGCCATCAAAGTTGCCATGTAATCCTTCACCAATGATGGGCACAATGAATACATCCTAGTGATGTACAAGTGGTCTGTTAACATCAACTTAGCTTCATCAGGCATCCAAGATGGAATGGCCTTCTTAAACACATACTTTCCAAATAGACCATCATACTCTTTTAAATCAAACTCATCAAGCAATACTGTACGTGCCGAGTATTTAAAGATACGTTTAACACTATGCATCATACTCATCAAGTCTGGATTGTTGTACAACACATTAATTGTTTTCATTAACAACACAAGTTCAGCCTGACTTTTCATACCACCGCTTGCATAGTGGTTCACATCTTTGTCTTGGTGCCACACTGCCATAATGTCGGCATGGTTTGAAATGTTTTCTAACCATTTTTGGTCAACTTCATTTGGTGAACCATCAGTAAATAAAATGATATCATTTGGAAAGTGTTTACGTAGAGACACCAACGAATCAATCGTTTGTTTATATCTGTCTTCATTTGGAATAACACCTATGTTTGGTGCCAATGCCGATGTGACAATGATTAGGTTTTTATCAGGTAAGAGACTCATTATATTTTCGCCAATCTTCTATTGTTCCAACATCATTATAACCTTGTACATCCTTCTCAAAGAAGATACAATCGTTCATTAGGCATTCTTGTATGATGTGTGAAACAAAAATTTCATTATGTACATTACTATTTAATTTCTCATATGTATCAACATAGAGTTTGATGGATTCAAACTTATAACCACCAACACAAAACTTATCAGATACCACTTTCTTCTCAATGATATCAGTAATAATGCCTTGTTCATTTGAAACCACGAAACTCTTGGCAGCCAAATTACTTAACATGAAATGGTTTGCAATTCTACTAATACAGACATAGTTGCCAGGTGTATTGGTATGTGTGAAGTAACTATCACAGTCTTTAATCAAAAACTCAGAGTCTTCAGGTATATTTGCAGCCTTAATAATCTGATAAACAGTATCAGCAGGACCACTTGTTACTTTTGGAATAACAATAATGTTAATCTTATCACCAAACTGAGCCTTTAAAAGGTTGTAAGAATCGTATTTGTCAATGTGTGCCTGAAGAATACCAACAGTAACATTGTGACCCTCAGACAAATATGGGTTGATGGATTTAGCTAACATCATTCTGTCATTTTTATCTAACAGAAGATATTTTGGTTTCATATTTGGAAACCTAGTTGATAGGCCTGCGGCCGGTACAATTACTTCCATAATCTATTAATCTCTTTCACTATAAATTGTCTTTCCATGTCGCCTGGTTTTGTGTGTAGGTATACTCGCAACAACATCAATATTAGAATATAATCATTGTTGGCTAATGGAAACTCTTTTAGAATTCTTTTCTGAATGCTTGACAACTTAACATCTAACATCAGGTTTGTATCACGTAGAAACCATTTGCATTCTAAATCCTGTCTGAGTTTAGCAATATCAAATATGTATGAATCATATTCAATAGTAACTGCGTCAATCATATAGAATTCGTTGCTTGTATGCAGTATATTCTCCAAAGTCAAATCACCATGATACTGTGACTGTGGTAGAATTTTAGGCAACTTAGCAATCAATTCATCTTTGGTAAAAGGCAAATCTTCTTTATCAACCCATTCCAACTTCTTATTATACACTTCTGTGTAGTCTTTGTCAACCACACTATCCGCAAAACTACTTAATATATCTAATAGAAAATTGGTTAAATTCTGTGTTGAACCAGATAACAAATAGTTCTTCATGTCTAGGCCATGAATATATTCCATATCCAACACGGGGTCTTTGTATTCAAAGATGTTAGGTACAGGATAATAACCAGCGAGAGAAATTAACCTCTCGTAGTTTCTTTCTGTGTTACCAACTTTTCTAATGAATTTTTTATACTTATCAGACATTAGATAGATTTTACTACCAGAATGTCCTTTAAGTTCTTTAATTACTTTTTCTTCCATTCGGCAGCATCATCCCTAATTAAACTATGCCAAGTGCCGTTAAATTGGCCAGGTGGAAATGGGTTGTTCATGTTCACATAAACTAGATTCTCACCAATAAGACTGTGGTGGTGTAGATGAGCTCTCATCATATCTTCACCAATCATCTGAACACCTTGGTCATAGTAGTGTTCCATATTCAAGTAAATTGACATTCTACGATTCATCACATTTGAATTACCAAATGCAAATTGGTCATTACCAAAATCACGTTCAGGCACCATTCTGCAATTTGGAATATACAACTTAGTTGGATCCAAATCTGCAAATGGAATCTCCACATTCAAGGCATAATCTGTACGTGACTTGATAACCCAATCATACAGAAACTTTTTATCCATTTCCTGTTCTGTCTTATACAACATAGTTTGGAAAATAGAATACAACATAGCCACCGTGAAGCGTGATGGGTGTGCCTGTGCATTTGGTGTGTTTGTGTACTTCTTATCAAAATCACCAACCAATGGTTTCTCAACCACCATCTTTACAGGTTTATACAACTGACGGAGTTCTTCAAGGCCTTCAGCTTCCCATGTGTGAATGAATATATCCACATCGTGTTTGTCTAATAGGTTTCTTTTATAGTATTCATAACCTTGTTTGAAACTTCTGGCTTGGCCAGATAAACATAAAGCAATTTTCATATCATCTTCTTAAAAATACAGGCAAATCAACAACAGTATATGGTGTGTTTGTTTCAAAAAAGTTTCTCATACACAACATGTGTGGGCAATATCTATTCTCATCATGTAAACGGATATCTCTTTGAGCATTTTCCCAATAGAATTTAACTGATAACCATTCTTTCATTTTCTTATTGAATCTACGTGACAAGATATCTTCTGCTCGTGGGTAGAAGAAGTAGTTGTCTGCATATTTCCATGGAACAATAGCAAAGATATCAGACACCATACCATACTGCTCATTGGTTGGTGTAACAACTGCATCAGGAAATTCAGAAACAATTGCTTTGATTCTGAAGGCATTCATATGTGTATCAAATCTGGAGAATACAACATTATCATATTCTTTTTCAATCAACTCAAATGCTTTTCTACGTGCAAAGTGCATCGATAGTGTTGCAAAGTTTTTATCTGGTGTAATAAGTTCTTTTGGATTTTTTGTTACGATTCTTTGTTCAGCCTCAAGGAATTCTGGCAGATAAATTTCATTCTTCTCTGCCTTCCATTTAATTGGCTTCAAAGTCTTAACAACAAAATCAATTTCATCTTGGTTGCCTTCATCCCAAATATACAGATACACATCCAATTCATTGAAGCGAATAAAATGTGTTAGTTCTTCTGCGATACTTTTAAAGGTTCTTACATGACCTGCCATTACTAATGCGTTACTCACCGTATTTCTCCTCAATCATCCGGCGCATTTCAGGCACTCTATCATATTGATGAACAATATGGTATGGAATTCCTTTTGATGTGGTCACAATACCTCGGTACATAGAAGGAGATGGTTCTAACAGATGTGGTTTAAATTGATTAATCTTACTAGGGTCTGCTGTTGTGCCCAACTGGCAAGCCCAACCTGTTTCTGATTGAGTATAAAGAGAAGTTTCTTTATAAGGACTCATAGAGACCATGAAGTTAAATGTTGATTGGTCGCAAATTGGTATCGGACAGTTTGCTGCCATGGTGAAGATGTTAATTGCCAAATCACGCACCGCAGAGCCAGTACCAGCAAGAACACCAACATTATAGATTTCATTTTCTTTGTAAATTCCGTGTACATAAGGGCCAAAAGTCTCCAACAGGTTTTGGTTGCCCCAAGGTTCGTCTTTGTATAACATGCTCTCAGAAGAAAACACCAGATTATGTCTAAGGCAATTTGCTTCTAAGAAGTCAATAGGGTTGGATTGGAAAATAACATCCTTTACGTCTGTCGTAATGACGTAACGATATTCATTTTTGCGGAGATATTCGTAGATATGGCCAAATCGCTCAACGTGGATTGGCATTTCTGATTTGTAGGTCAAGTTACCATCGGAATCTTGATTGAATCCAATAACTTTAAAACCTGCTGCGTTAACTTTTTTAACTGTGGCGGCATCACAGTTCATTAGAATCAGGACTTTATCACCTTCAAATCCCGATTTATTAATGGAATTAATCCAATATTTTAATTTGTCCCAATCATAGTTGGTACTTGCACCGATTATCAAATCTTTCATAATATACTCCAGTTGGTTTACTTAGTTGTCTTGTAGTCTTTAAATGAGGTAATGTTTTGGCCTGGCGTGCCTTTTTTATAGTTGTTTGCCAGAGTATCTGTTCCCCATGCACCTGCGCCAGATTTAGGCAGGATATCAGGTTTAATTTCTTCATGCACACTCTTATGTAGTTTGACTCCTGTAACGTCTTGGACCATCTTCCATGCGTCTTTGTGGCGCTTGTTCTTCACATGGTCATCAAACTGTTTTTTCTGTTCTGGACTAGCATTACTTTTAAACTTAATCAGTTCCATGATACCGATATTGCCTGCATAGGCTGCTTCCATTAGTTCATCGAATTCGGTAAATTTCATTTCAACCTCGTGTTAGGTTTAATATCTTTTGAATTTGTGCCTCTAATGCCGGCTTGCGGTTAGGCCACTTAATAATCGGTTGGTCAGCAGTCTTTAACAACCTAGTTAAGAAAGGCAGAATCAACTTTTCAACTGCTTCTAATCTTGCTTTGTATTCTTCAACTGTTTCATCTTTTTCCGCAATAACCGCATTGTATTCTTCTTCGTCAGTTGCCGTAAATCCAAAGTCGTCTTCACCATACTCGGCTAAGATTTCGGTTAAATCAAATTTCTTATCCATTACTTGCTCCAATTCTTAGCGGCATTAAAGTTAGCATGAGCAAATTCCAGTCTATCAATCAACTTAACAGCATTACCTTTTAACCTATCAACTGCCACAAAACCTTCTGGATTGGTAACTTTGAAACCATCATCAGTACGTAAGAATGTATTGGTTACTTGTTTCATTTGTTGCAACTTCTTAACAATCATATTCTTAACATCAACCAACTGATTCATCAAATCAAAAATGTTTTTCAAGTCTGTTGACGCATTACGGAAGAAACGCATAATCTCTGTTTTCTCTTTGATACGTTTCTGTCTGGTTTCTTCCTTCTTGGCATCAATAATGTCTTTGTTCAATTTAGCCTCAACCCAACGAATCAACTCTAGTGTGTGAGCTCTTGTGTCTTTAATCTTCAGACCTTCACGCACTTTGGTGTTATTGAATGTTTTAATGTATGTAAGAATAACATCACTTGTTGAAATACGATTCAAGTTTAATGAATTGATTGTTTGAAAAGTTCTGCCTGCTTGAGACAGAATAGATGTGACAGTTCTTGTTTCTTCTTCGGTAAATGAGGCAGTGCCTGAAGCATCAACAAAGTAAGCATCACGGAACCAAACATCTTTGGTTGTTGTAAGATTCTTAATATCAATGTTGAATGAGGCTTTCATATCAGAGAATGTTTTACCTGTATATGAAGTATGAAACACCACACCCATCTGAGCAGCCAACATCATTTGTGCTAACTTAGAATCAGCAGGCACAGCATAGACAATTGTATTTGGTTGAAATGTGATGTAGTCTTCACCATCAATTGTTTTGTTCTGTATATCACCTTTAGCAAACATCATGTCGCCTTGTAATACACCCTTAATGCCTAATTTTGGCAAATAACGTAATGCAACTTTAAGTTTGGAGTTTAATCCTTCTGAAGCATGGTTTGCATCAATGTCTGCATCGGTGTAGTTTAACTTAGGATTGGCATTGAATACACCTTTAGTACCAACAAAGAATTTGCCATTGTCTGGATTAATACCACAGAAAATAGCAGGTGCACCATCCCATTTTGTAGTTAGGTTCACTTTAGAATTAGAATGGCCTGCGAGCATGTCACGGAGAGATTGCAAGAAGTTGATTGCATCTCTAACACCAGATACACCACGATTCAGAACTTCATCTTCAATGTGTTCTAGGTGAAGGTTAGCACCTTCTTTTTTTGATTCGGTTAAAAATTGTGTGAATTTCATTTTAGGATATTTTTACGAAAAAGGAACTTTGGTCTGTATTCGAAGCAGCATATCTCACAAAGTCGGTAGCAATTTTATTACGAGTAGCCGTGTTTGCACTTAGGAATATATCAATAAATTTCATGTTCATATATTTAGAGAACAGATATCCTTTTGAATCTTTTTGTTTATTATTAGCATTCATAACAAATTCTTCATATGGTAATATTTTGCCATCAAAGTGTTTTTTATATAGTGCATAAAATTCTGGAAAAAAGTCTTTTGTCTTAACGAATTTTAAAACTTCATCTTCACTCTTATCAAATAAACCTTTACCAACATATTTTTTCAAATAGAAGTTGACATTACCACCACCAATTTTACCACCGGCAGCTGTTGCTCCTTTAATTTCTCCTTGCCAGCTGGCTTCACCAGATGTAGCTCGAAACTGTACTTCTCTATCGCCAATGGACATGTACAAGTCAATAGAATTGAAGAATGGAGGTAATGGGCCACGTTCTGAAGCAGATGTTACTCTGAAACTGGCATATCGATATTCTTTTGTTTGTTTAGCCGATAATGCGTTATATTCTTCAATGTGTGCTGAAGCGCCAACCTTTTTTAAAGACACACCAACTAATTTTTTGGCTCTAGCTAAGTCATAAATGTCTTTGTTCAATGAAGCCCAAGAATCGGTACTAATTTTTGGCACAGTTTTTAAAGTGGTCATCCAAATATCTCCTGGATTCCATTTGTCATCAGAAAAAGAACCTGGTGCTTGTGGGTTATCTGATTTTTTATCAGCATCAAATACAATCTTTTTTCCAGAATATACTTCGTTCATAAATTTAGAACCTCTATGAAAATACACAGGTGTTCCAGACATTTTATAATTTCTATACAATATGTTTGCTGATTTTACATATGATTGTACCCACTCTGGAGGTGAACGGTCTATGATTGTATCAAAGGTTTCAGACAAATCGCAATATTGCATTGCCTTTTGTAGGCCATCATACGTCAAATCTTCCCATTTAATTTCTTTTTTTATCACATTATAAATCAAGGAACAAACTAATGCTTGACCACATTCAACGATAGCAGTAACATCAGCACCAGCACCAGAACCACCACCGCCAAAGTCGGGGTCTTTCTTAACCTCTTTCAAAGAAATTTTACGAGTGCCGACAAATAGAGTATAGGTTTTCTCATCCCAATTGGTGCCTTTTACTTTAGCTCCATTGTTTAAAGTAAACTCTTTTCCGTCAGCAATTTTCAATTTAATAATTTGACTACGTGCAATTCCTTTATATGGACCTTTGCCGGCTTCTTTCTTTAAATCTGCTGGTGTCATCAATACTCCTTTTTGGAGTATTTATCCTACCAGAATTACCGAATTATGTCAAGCACTTTATCACCAGTCCAGACTTCTTGTTCTGTACGAATACGACCTTCTGTCTTCAAGGTCTCAAATCGATTGATAGCCTTCTTACGCCACCACTCTGTAATATTGGCCAGATTATGTTTCTCATAGTTCTCACCTGGAATTAACTTGTCAGTCTTTCCATTTACAAAATCAACCATGTTCTTAAAACCATAGTCTGAAATGAAGTAACGTTTCTGTTCATTCAGATTCTTGGCATTCTCAATCGTCTGTGCAAACTTAGTAGCCTCTGGTGTGCCTTTGAGGCCAATCTTAATCATAGACACCATTGCATTAGAAATCTTCAACTTGCGTGAAGAAGCACCTTCTGGTGCAAGTGGTTCACCAATGATATTCTCAATGTATTCTTTGAGGTCACTATAAGTTTTACCATGTAACATCGGCAAGAAATCACTATCAGTTAAACCTTTGAAACGAATCAGAGGTTTCATACCATCATACTGTGATACTGCCTTTGAAGAACCATACAAACTGGTTGTTTCAAACAAGCAGGTGGTCATCTTATACTTTTCATCCAACATTCTACGTACTTCATGTGTTGTACAAATGGCTGCAAGTAATTTACCACCGAGATAATTGAAACCAAATGGTTGTGCAGGTACAATCACAAAACCCATAGCGGCACATTGATTGAACAATTGAGCACCACCTTCATGTTGCGTGAATACTTGGCCAAGCATTTCGTTGCGTGGTTTACAATTGATAACAGGAGAACCAAGACGAATAAAACCAACCCACTTCTGTGATTTCTTTTCCCAAATTGCCAATCTTAAACACCGACCAGGAATACTGGTCATGTTTGAGTGACTTGAAATCATATTGAGATAAATGTCCCACCTATCTTGTGGTAACTCCATGATTTCAAATTCCATATCAGCAGGTGACATAGTGAAATCAGAAAACAAATCTTCTTCTGGTCCCATGCCAGGCAAAGTAAATGGTCTTTCGGCCATTGAATTTAGTTTCTGTTCTCTCATGTATTCATCAATACGACCAAACTTATCAAAGTAGTTGGAGAATACATTTGCACAATGTACGGCTTGTTCTTTAGTTAATGTCATACTTTAAGTCCACCAAAATTCTTACTGAATTTCTTCTCACGGTTTCCAAATGTATTCAAAGGTTTATCTTCAACTTGACCTGCATCAACAATATCTGCCTGTGCTGAATCTTCTGCATCATACAGCCGCATCTTTGCTCTATCAACACCAACAACGAATCGTTTGAAGTTGTTAGGGTCAGAGTATCGATTCTTCAATTGTTTCACCAAGATTTGGTTTAATTGTTGCAATTCTTCATTAGTCACCAATGCAAACATAAAGTCGGCAGTTGCAGGCAAACCAAATGATTCTGAAGTATCTTCAAGGCCTGGATCCGAATTGCTGAAACCACTACGAGTTGTTTGTGTTGCAGAAACAATTGGCACATTGTGTTCAACAGCCAAACCACGCAGTTCTTCAGCGATAGACTTGATGTAAGTATAAGAGTTAACAGAACCACCTGCCTTGATACGTGAAGATGCACAAATGTTCAAATAATCAATAAAGATAATATGTGGAACAAAGTTCTTCTTCAGATGCAATTCACTTAACAATGCTCTGAAATGTAGTGATGAAGCACTAGCAGTTGGATATTCTTTGATAATCAATTTACCATGAGCCTTGTTTTGTAACACCTTGAATTTACGTTCATAGTCTTCTTTACTGATTGTGTGAAGTTCATTCAAATCAATATTTAGCAAATTAGCATCGATACGTTCTGCAATACGTTCTTCGGCCATTTCCATTGTAATGTACAAAACATTATGACCTTGATTCAAGCAACCAGCGGCAACGTGACACATGAACAATGATTTACCAACACCAGTACCTGCAAGTGCAATGTTCAAGGTCTTGGTCGGCAGTCCGCCTTTTGTAATCTTATTGAAGATATCAAGGTCAAACTTGATACGAGATTCTACCTTGTGATAGAAATCAAAACGAGAATCATAATCTGCCATGTAATCATGGCCAATGTGTTGGTCAAAAGAAACACCAAGAGCATCACTCAGTAGTTTTGGAATCTCACCCTTAGGTTTATCTCCGTGTTTGTCATCAAGGATTGATACTGATTCCATGATGGCATTGTAGATGGCTTTATCTTGGCAGAACTTCTCAGTTTGCTCAATTAACCATTTACTCTCAACCTTTTCTTCTTTACTTGAATGTAATTCTTTAAGAAGTTCAATTGATTGTCTTACTTCAGGTTCAGTTAGTTTTTTACTCTCGGTGAAATTAATGATGAGAGATTCATGAGTCGGTAGATTTTTGTATTTGTTTACAAACTCAAAGATTTCTTTGAATACTACCTTCTCTGTATTGTCGGCAAAGTAATCCGACTTGATGAATGGCAAAACTTTACGGGTAAAGTCCTCATTGTATATCAGATTCTTCAGTATCGTTTGTTCTAGTCGATTCATTTTGTATAATAATTTCTGTAAGTATGTCACCTATGATTGTAACAAAATTATCATTATTTTGCAAGGCCTGCTTGTCATGTTGACCTGAATGATAAATGTTATAGTTAAACTGAAGTATCGGTATCACCGATTCGGGCTTCAATTTAACCATACCATAAGAGTAAACCACACCGGTGTATTCACCCGATGTGATTTCTACCAAAGTTGAGTCATCAGACTCACTTTGTTGGAACCGATACTCAACTTTCTTCGGTTTCTTCGACCACGGGAGTTTCTCCCATAATGCTGCCATAAGCGATTTCATATTTGTGTTTAATGAATTGTTTAAATTTCGGATCTTTTAAAATTGGTTCCATGAATTCAGCTGACGTTGTGTCAGCAATTCGTTTCTTGTCACCAACTTCACCAGTTGCTTGGTCTACTTTTGCATACCAACCATTGGCAGGTTTAACCACATGTCCGGATTCAATAGCAAGGTCAAGCAGACCAGAGTAACGGCTGATGCCACCGTCAAAAGATACAGAGATAGGAATTTTAGATTTTTCTTTAACATAACGTGATTTTTCGACATTGATAATAAAATGATAACCAACAATTTCAGTACCTTCTTTGTCTTGTTGACGACCGAGAATATAAATGTTGTCAGCTGAGTAATATGAACCTGTACCACCACCAACAATATCTTTAGGGAACATTCCAATTTCTTTGTATGTGTGATTCACAACAACCATAGGAATATCTTTAATGGTTAAGTGTGGTGTTACCATACGGAACAAACTCTTAACTTGTTTTGCTCTAGACATATCTGCAACTGATTTGCCTTCAAGAGCATCTTCAACTTCTTTCTTCGAAGCCAAATTGCCAATTGAATCGAGGATAACCATAAGTTTATCACCACGTTCAATGTTTTCAAACTGTTGCATAATATCAAACTTCAACTGTTCAATATTGGTCAATGGTGTATGCAACACACGATCCATATCAATACCAAATGTTTCAAAGTATTTAACTGGTGTACCAAACTCTGAATCATAGAACAATAGAATTGCTTCTGGATATTTGTCCATGTAAGATTTAGCCATCAACAAACTAAACGCTGTCTTGAAGTGTTTAGATGGACCTGCCCACATTGTAAGGCCTGGTGTAATGCCGCCATCTAACCGACCAGATAGTGCAACGTTAATCATTGGCACGGCAGTCGGAATCATATCTTTTTCTGTGAAGAATTTAGACTTAGATAGAATTGCACTATCTTTAATTGTCGAATTCTTTTTCAATTTCTCAAGTAAACTCATTTTAACCTCTTTTTAAAAAAAACTCTCTAAGGAATTCTGTTGTTCTGTTGTCCAATTCATGCAATCTAAAATTACTTTAATTGGTTCAAGGAATGCCTTATTGAATTGCATATCATAATCAATAAACTCTTGCAAGCCAAACTCCACTGGCAATCTATTTGGGTATGAAATAACCGTATCTTTCATGGGATTTGGTTGTTTCAAATATGTGAATTTAATCTTCTCACCTTCTTGAATCAATGCATACTTTTTATCAAGTTTCATTGCTTTCAGTTTGGTGTTATAAAGAATAGCACCCTTCACATGGATTGGTGTACCCTTCTTATATAGAGTCACATTGTCAGAGTATTCTTTCAGACCATTCAGACCACGGGGGAAAGAAATATCTTCAGCCGGCAACTGCTTAAATTCATTTCTGAAATCTTCAATGAATTTATGAATATCGGATTCGGTGCCGTTAATCATAATGTCAATTGATTTTCTCATCTTCTCACGGATGGCAGCAGGTGTAGATGACTTAATCATCTCAAGGCCCATGACTTTCATCTTAGGTTCTTTGTACTGCACACCTTCATTATTAAACACATTTAGAATGTAACGTTTCTTGGCAGTCCAAATACCTTTGTTAGCCAAACCTTCACGTTTCATCTGCATCTTCTGAGCATAGGCATGAACATAATCAGCCAACTCTGTATAAGATTTATCTATGTGTGGTTGAAGTTTTTCTTCACAAACTTTGTCCATGAATTCAATAATCTTTTGTTCAGGCACACCACTTTTCTTACCATAAACTTTTTCAACCAATTCACCAAGACGGAGGTAAATCGAATCAGTATCAGAAGCAATCACATAGTCTTTATCACTATCTAGCAACTTGTTCATGTACTGGTTAATTTTAGCTTCGATCCAACGAATAGAAAATTGACCAGCAGTAGTAACACCCAAGGCCATTCTAAGGTCATAGAATCTGAAATACTGGGAACCTAGAGCACCGTAAGCACTATTGAGAGAGACTTTCTTGGCCAATTGCAGGTTATCATAACGAGCAATCTTGTTTTTCAGTTCATACTTTTTATTAGGATCAGTCTCAACTTCATAATCTTTCTTAGCTTGAATCATCATTTTCTTAAACTTTGAACGATCCACATACATTTCTTCTAGCATCTGAGGTAAGAAACCTTTTTTAGTTGTTGAGAAGAATTGACCATTTGGAGTAATAGTTACACCACTCATATTTGATAGATTAACTTCTTTAAGCAACAATTTATCAACGCTTACACCAGAAGAAATGATTTGTCTCATCTCAGGAGTATAATCATGTGGCTCAACCAATGTTTCAGGTGAAATGTTATATTGCATCATCAGGTGAGGATACAAACTGTTCAAGTCAAATGATGCCACATAGTTATGCATACCGACTTGTGGGTCTTTAACATAGGCACCTTCAAAGGCCGCAGTCTTACTCTTTACAACTTTAGGAGGAACAATAATCTTTTTGTCCAACAAGTAATTGTAAATCAAAGAATCCCACATACGAGTTTGTGCAAAGATATCTTCGTAGTTTGTTTTGGTATCATAAGCAAGAGTCAAGCCCAACTCAATCAACTTCAACTTGTTCTCTAGTTTGAAAATCAACTCTACGTCTTTGATGTTGTACTCAATAAACTTTTGGTAATCTAAACGATACAACTGATGCAAGTTATCGAACTCATCATATGAAATCTTACCTTCACCCAATTCAACTTGTGAAATATTATCCAAACGATATGACTCTTGTGATTTACCACCTGGCGCATACCATCTGTACAATTCAATATAATCTAATGTGGAAACACCTGTGAATTCATATGCAATTAGCTCACGATTGTTCACAACAGCCTTACGACTATTGATATAATTCCATGGTGATAGTTTCTTAACATCGTCATCACCGAGAATTTTAGTGATACGATTCACAAGATATGGAATATCAAAGAACTTAACATTCCAACCAGAAATTACATCTGGACAATTTTCTGACCAAAAGGCCAAAAACTTTTTACACAGGTCATATTCATCATCACACTTGGTGTAGATAACATCTTCACGGTCATTTCTAAACTCACCACAACCAAATACAGTTGCAACACCATTCAAATACTTGACACAAATAGCTGTGATAGGTTCATTTGCTTGATATGGGTCAGGGAAACCATTTTCAGAACCAACTTCAATATCGATAACTGCAATTGAAACATGGTTAATGTCCCAATCAATCATACCTTTGTGTTGGTCAGCAATGAAAGCATATTGAAAGTTGGCATTACCAAATACATCAAAGCCTTGAACACCATCATAACGTTTAACGAAATCACGAGCCTCACGCATACCTTCGAACTTCATAGGCTCAAGATATTCACCTTCAAGTGTTTTGAAGTTAGTGGTTTTATTAGAGCGTAAAAACAAAGTCGGCGTGTAAGCAATTTTATACTTAACACGCCGGCCGTCTTTTACACCACGATAGAAAATATTGTTGCCAACACCGACAACGTTAGTGTAATATTGATTAGTCATTCATACATTATATCAGAATTTTGGAATAGATGTGGCAATTTGAATGCCAGACCCAAACATTTCACTATACTGATTCATCAATTCCCGTAAAGGAGTTGTGGTACAAAGAATGTCCTCATTATTGATTCTGATACCAGTTTCAAATTCTTCACAGAATTGGATAAAAGGAGAGAATGCCATCATAGGGCCATCTTTAGTTGGTTGCATGATGCATTGAACAGGTTTCTTTACCAGAATATAACCTGATTCTTCCACAACCTCAGCCAAAAGGGTGTGGTTTGTTTTGAAAGTAATTAATTGGAGATTCATACACGAACCTCCGCATCAACTACACCAATGGTAACCCAACGTTTTGGGATAAGCATCTCACGGCCGTTAAACTTGTGAGCATCAATGGTTGGGTCTTGCATCCAACCAACAACCTCGACCTTGTTATCAAACTCACGCAAGAACAGTTCATATCTGTCCGCATGAGGCATTTTGTACTCATTGACCAACCTTTTGGCCACTTCACGTAAATTCATATTTACCTCTTAAAAAATATACGATAATGTATTATAACAGACTTCTTAATAAATTGCAAGCTTTTACTTGGCAAACTTGGTGAAATCTGGCTTCTTCCAACCTTCAGGTTTAAGAACTTTGCCGTCTTCACGTTTGATTACCGTTTTAGTTTTGCTATCAATCTTCTTTAGGTTACTAAGGGAACCTTCATCCCAAACACCCTTTGTGTCCCAACCACGAGACTTCATATACCCAATGATTACCCACATAGTATCAAAACAGGCATCGATGGTTTCAACATCATCATTCTTACTAACAGCATCAATGAATTCGTGGTATTCTTCATTGATTAGCCTTCGGTACAACAATGCTTGTTCACCATTATCCGTATCTGTAGTTTGGCCTGCAGCCGTCATAAACGTTTCAACATCTTTAAAAACACTAGTCATATTTAATTACCTCTACGTTACACTTCTTTAAAAATTCAATTCCGTCATCATCACGATAACTATTCCGATAATAAACACTATTGATACCACTTTGGAAAACCAACTTGGCACAATCAATACAAGGCGCATGAGTTACAAACATAGTAGCACCTAAACCACTCTCAGTAGTCCTAGCCAATTTAGCGATTGCATTGGTTTCGGCATGTAGTACCTCTGGTTTGGTTTTAAGTTCTTTGCTAAAATTATTGTAATCATATCTAGGATCACTAGGATGAACATCAGCAACATATTCACAGTTGTTATCCCATCCACTTGGCATACCATTGTAGCCAATAGAAATGATGCGGTCATCTTTTACAATAATTGCACCAACTTGAAGTCTCTTTGCTGAAGATAATCCTGCATATACTTCAGCCACTTTCATGTGTGCATCTATAAATTTCTGTTTCATATTAAAATAGCAAGTGGAAATTGCTTCGCTTTCAATTTATTTGCATAAACAAAGAAAGGTAAAAACCTTTCACCCAAATAACCAGGATATCTCCAAGGATATATTTCACTACATCTTCCATCTTGTACTGGATAAACTTCACTACAATTATCGAAAACATACTTTAATATTTGGAACAACTCAGTAGCATACTTAACAAAGCATTCACGTTTCATAATATAGGATGTTTCAGCGTGCATTGAGTTGTTCTCTGTAAACCACGACATATCATTTACATATTCAGGACATAATTTTGTAATAGCCTCTTTGAATAGGAACCAATGTTCAGGCAGTTCATACATTAAGTATTGTTGCTCGATTGAACAATTAAAGGTAACATTCTTATTGGTGATTACATCATATGACTTGAATAGTTCTTCAATCAAATCTTTTTCTTCTTTTGTACCAAATTGGTCAGCAACCTCTTGTGTCGGAGGCATATTGACTTTATCTTGTGGTATCTGGTCGTTCAGCAAAAGATATCTACGATAGGTTAAACATCCAACATAATCAGGAAGATTTGTTGAAGACTTTAACATCATATACTCAGTTGCTTGAGCACCCATTGCACGATAAAATTGTTCGTCACTTACACCAACATAGTAGTGTCGGAAGTCTTTGATTTCTTCTGTAGCATCAACTGCCTTAATTGATAGTTTATCACCCGCAAAGGATGGAATCAACCAAGACGAATTGAGGTTAATTGGAAAATCTTTATGGAAATGACTGAGAACAAGTAATGACATAATATATTAAAATGGAGCCGAAGCTCCATCAATTAAACTGTTTCTTTTTCTTGAAGCAGTTGTGGTTTAGGTAACTTTAATCCATTACCGATTTCAATTTTACGTGGTTTCTTGTGTTCAGGAATTACATTCTCCAAACCAATTCGCAAAATTCCATCCTTGAATTCTGCACCACGGACTTCAACTGTATCAGCAATTGTTAAAGATTTTGTGAACGAACGAGTACCAATACCACGATGGATATATGTTACTTCGGTGTCCTTATCTTTCTTTTCACCTTTGACAACAAGAAGTCCATCGTCCAACTCAATGTCGATTTCATCCTTGGCAAAACCAGCAACGGCCAGTTCAACGACATAATGACTGTCATCTACTTTGATTACGTTATGTGGTGGAAAAGAAGTGTTGCGTGTCGGTGCTTGACCTTCAACGAGTCTTTCGAGCTCATTAAACAATTGGTCAAATCCAACAAACTGAGGATACAATGTTGTAAAGCGAGTCATAGTTTTCTCCTATTAAGCGAGTTGATAAAATTGATACCCCGAAGGCATATCATCCAGCTTACTTTATACTGGACCAACTAACGTGTGGCAGTTCAATTGCACGGACGCCTTGTTACCGTAGCATCAAACGGCCCTAAGGTGGGTTCGTTGAAGGTGTTTAACAAGGTTACCTCCCACCTTGTCCCATCCCGAGTGGGTTTAATTATTTAGTTAGCGTTTCGAATGCCAAGCGGTTAACAAAATACTTTCGTTGTGGGTTACTCTCTTTATAGACAAGTATAAACTCAACTTCATTTATTTTGTTAACATCATTATAATTATCCGTCCACACAATATCACCCGTGTAGAGGTTTTTCAATTGTACTTTTTTTGGTTCTGTTTTCATAATGTATCACCATATCAATAATCCTGAGTTTTCTTACCAATGTTATACTTAGCAATAAGTTCCCATTGGTCTTTCTCTTTGAAAGCTATAATTTTAATTTGATGTAATGGTGCAATGTTGTCAGTCATAATTTCTTTATTCAAGATTTTAATCAGACCCCATTCTTCTAATAAATTGGCAATAGCATTACGTCTTTGAATATCATTCTCAGAAATATTAGATGGTTTTCCGTCTAATGCAAACAATTCTTTAAAGTGTACAATATAATACTTACCCTGCTTATGCAGAATATGGCAAGATTGGTATAACACTTTCTCTTTGCGAGAGGATACACCAATTCTTGTTAGGGTTTCACGAACCTTTAAAAAATCATCCTGTTCGTTAAGAATAACCTCAACGAACTTTGATAAATCAACCATATCATTTCCTTAATCCACCGGTGTCGGTTTTTTCTTTTAATTCTTGGATTTGTTCTTTGCTAAGGAGACGCAAGGCGTCACGAGCTTTAGAATTGGAGAAATTATAGACTTGCTTTATACATTCTAAATCTTCACTTTTTTCAACTTTAGCCCACTTAGCAAATGGTCTTTTCTGTGACCTTACCGTATTTAGAAGGAAATCATTCTGTAGTTTTTTATCGAGGAAGTGCCTCCGGTTCATCTCATTTGCATACATGATACAGTCTTTATGATAGGAAAGACTGCGATTGACTAGAAAAGGTGCATATTCCTTTTCTGTAGCCTCATCTACAATTAACTGTTTCTTGTTTTGTAGGATTGAATTGACATAATCAAATGGACTCATGTTAGCATCCTAATCAATCCAACAGAATCAATTGTTACCAAAAGCATGTAGTTAGCCAACATGCCAAAAGATTTGCGAGTCCAAGCAGCCCAAGCGTAGAGACCACAGCCGACAATCCAAATAGGGTAAAGATATAGTAGGGGAGGATTCGGGACTGTGAGAGCCATGGTAATAGAACACCCAATACTGATACCCCAAGCAATAAGCTCAACGCCAAAACGAAAACGATTACTGTACCAGTCATTTTTAATCCATTCTACTGTAGGTTTGAATAAATCTAAAATCATACAAACTCACAATTCACCATGATTTCTGTCAAGCAAGCAACTGTATTAATCTCATGGTCGGCCACAAAAGCAGACTTGTACTGGTAGTCAGCAAGAATCAATACTGCTTGTGGAATAGATTGAGGTTTCATTACATCATACATCGAATCGTAAATCTTACGGAATAATGTACCAGAATCCACTTCATTGGTTGCAACCCATTTACGAATAGCACCAAAGTCCTTATCACGGATAAACTTTACAACTTCATCAATAGAAACATCACCGATTTGAGCAAGAATGCCTGTATCGATTTTACCAAACTGTGAGTAACGCTGTAACTCATTTAGAATACGGCGAAAATCTGGAAAGTGTTTCTTTGTTAACTCAGCAATAACCTTGTCTTCATACTCAACATTTTCACTTTGCAAAACATTCTGAACTCTCTTAAAGAACGCAGAGGCCATCTTGGCTTTCTCACCATTCTTCAACGAGAATTCAATAACTGCACAACGTGAATGCAATGGTTCAATGATACGATTCTTGTAATTACATGTGAAAATGAATGAACAATTGCTTGCAAATTCTTCAATAGCATTACGTAAGGCTGGTTGTGTAGAATTAGGATTCAAATAATCAGCTTCGTCAATGATGATGACCTTGCGGCCACCAGTTAAACTCATTGACGAGGCATAATTCTTAATCTTGGTTCTGAATGTGTCAATACCTGATTCGTCAGAACCATTGATTACCATGTAGTCGCAACCGATTTCGTTGCACATGGCTTTCGCTACTGTTGTCTTCCCTACTCCTGCCCCACCAGCCAGCAGAAGATTGGGAATGTTTTTCTGATTCACGTATTCTTGGAATGGTTTTTTCAACCTTTCTGGTAGAATACAATCCTCGATTGTTTGAGGCCGATACTTCTCTGTCCACAATAGATGTTCCATAGGAACCTTTCACATAAATCATAATAAAAAAAAGAACAATTATTCTTTGGAGAATTTACTACCTTGTTCTGTAGTAATCCAGTATTGCAATGTTACATTTTTGTTTTTGAAATGTGAGATGCCTTTTGATGAAATGGATACATCATATGTTCCAGGCAAAATCTTGCTAACATTTTCTGTTTTGAAAATCATACGATACTTACTACCATTACCAACAGTATCAAGTTTCAATGCATCAGTATGAGCAGAATCATTTTGTGTGTCTAATGTCACAATGTTTACTTCTGTACCATCAGATTCAATAGCAATTTGTGGTGAAGACAACACAGATGCCGCACGGAGAATCCAATCAAAATCTTCTGACGTTAGGTTGAAAGTAATTTCAGCCTCAGGCATTGTCAGTTCTTTTTCTGGTGGCGTGTTAATCATTGTAGGGTCACAGAAGCGGTACTTAATCTTAGAACGGCCTTTGTTGCCAACGATTACAACATGTTTTTCATCAAACTCAAATGATGGGTCATCTTTGTGTAAAGAAACAACCGACAAAAAGTTGTTTAGGTCATAAACACCAAAATCTGTAGGCACTTCTTCATTGATTGTCACTTGTGCAAGAATGTTCTTGTGTGACGATACGGTCTTTAGGGTTTTACCAGTTTTAAAGAACAGACCTTGGTTAATAGTACCAAAATTCTTTAAGACGGAAAGGGTTTCACTCGATAGTTTCATAATATACTCCAAAAAAATTAATCATTCACAGAATGGATTGTATCATGTTCATATAGAAACATGAGGCAACACATAGCATGAGCAAGGTGATGTTTGCCAGATTCAACATCTTCAATTTCACCCGTTTTCCAAGCCCATAAATGCCTCTGTAGGGCATCAAAATACCTGCGTTTTGAATCAGGTACTTTTTTCCAATTATCACGCTCATACTTTTGGGCACCAAATGTAAGAACGTCAACAGTAGCTTCTAATGCCTTCGGCGGTAACAAGCCGTATTCTAGCTTGTTACCATCGAATTTGCGACCACCAGTAGTGGCGGTTTGAGAAGCTTTTACTACATCCGTATCTTCTTCATCAAACCTTGGCGTCATAGTTTTCCTGTGTACTGTGCAACAGCAGGCATATTACCAGTAAAGGCATATGTACCAATGTGTTGTGTTCTCATCCATGGACACAAGAAGATTTTACCACCCATCTTGCGCCACATTTGGCAGAACATATAGTCTTCACTTAGATAACGTTCAGAACCACCGCCTGTAATACTATCTTTGGTATCAATTACTGTATCAAAGAAAGCATGGATGTATCGTGAGCCATCAAAGTTTGCTTGGCCAACATGGTCTGGTTTGTATTTGATAGTTGGATATTGTTTTTCCATTTTCTCAAACACTTCACTCTTAACCAACATGAAACCTGTACCAATTTCCATAACTTCAAGTGGTTCTGTTACAGTAAATTGTGATGTGCCTTTAACAACGTTGAAGACATATTCGCCAACAAGGTTCTCAAGCTCTCTAGGTTCCAAACCTGGATGTGTACGTGCCGCAGAAGCGATATTACCCCAGTTGATAGATTTCTTAGGATAAGGACCACCAATAACATCCTTATCAAGTGCTAGAAGTGCTAACACATCTTGCGGACTGTAATGAATATCAGAATCGATAAACAATAAGTGTGTAAAACCAGAGCGCAAGAATTCGTCAACCAAATAATTTCTAGCTCGAGTGATTAGCGATTCATTAAACAGGAATGAAAACTTAGTTTCAACTCCGTATTTCGCCATTGTAGTTTGTAAGTCTAAGCAAGACTTAACATAAAGGCCGTGTGACATGCCACCATACATTGGTGTAGCAATAAACAACTTTGCCTTTTTTAGTTCTTCAAGTTTAACTTCAATTTCCATAATGTATCCATAAAATAAAAAAGAGGAGGGATACTATTATATATCCCTCCTCTGAGTGTTATTCTATAAAGAATTAGGCAAAAGCACGTGTTCCTTGTGAACGAATTGCGGCGATGCCAGCAGCAACTACACGTTTAGTTGGTGTGCCCAAACGATAGAACGAAACCTTGTCACCAGATGGTGTAACACGGCTGTTCAAGTAGATTGCATAGCCTTCGTTACGCAATTCATTGATGGTTGCGGAAGGATTTGCAACACCGAAAACAGATTGCATCTTGGTAGGTGTCAATGTGTTGTAAGAACCAGTCTTGGAAAGATAGGCGAGGACTTTAGATTTAGCGGACATAGTAGTCTCCATAATAAAAACGAATCTCAATTGAGGGGAAGTATTTGAGAGGAGATTCATTCTCTCAAAATATGATATATTATAACACGTTTAAGTGAGTGTGTCAACACTTTTTACGGCAAAGAATAATCTCTGCCGCATTTATTAGAATGGAATTTCTTCCGATTGTTGTGTGGTTTCAGGCACAATAACAGGTGGCGCATCAGGATTAATACCTGCATCAATCTTGGTATACAAATCAACAAAACTTGCCTTTGTGTCATCATCAAAACGGTTTAAGCACAAGCCAATAGATTTCATTTTATCACCATGAATACCAAATGTATTCACAATGTGTACCAAACGGCGAGTGGAAATCACTTCATCACAACCACCATCCAAGAATGTTTTACGAATGGTATCTGCCCACATTACCAGTTTGTCGGCAAAGTCTTCATCATCACGACCAACAGAAACCAATTCTTTCTTAATGATTTTCTTTTCAATATTAGTTGGTGGCCATTGTTGTTCGTATGTATTGGGGAAACGCTCAAGGAACGCTTCGTTCAAAACATTGGTGAACATGTAACGACCATCATCTGAACCTTTACCTTTAGTATTTGCAGTAGCAAACACGGTGAAACCTTCAGCAGGTGTAATCAATTCACCTTTCTTTTTCAACATGAAAGGTTTGCCTTCAAGTACACGTTGCAAAGAGGAAAGGTTCTGAGCACCATAATCGATTTCATCAATACATAACACAGCGCCTTGACGAGCCGCTGTTGTTACAGGACCATCACGCCATTCCATATTACCATCAATCAACACATAGTTACCAAGCAAATCACCTTCATCAGTTTCAGGTGTCATTGATACGCAAATGAATTTACGGCGAGCCTTTGCACAGGCCTGTTCAATAGACATTGTTTTACCATTACCTGAATGACCAGTAATGAATACTGGAAAGAATCGATTTGATTTCACGATTGAAACAATATCGTCAAAGTCACCGAATGGGACATAATTGCGATATGGTGTTGGAATTAAGTTTGTAGTATCAAGGTCAGTAACTACATTAACAATTCTATGATTTGATTGTTCAACTGGTTTTTTCATAGGCACAACATTGGCTTGCATTGATATTAATGCGGGATTAGGTACAAGGTATTTACCACGACCAACACGGTTCGATTCTTCTTTGGTAAACCATTGAGCACCAGAAATGCCAAGAGTTGCACAAATGGATTTGATTTCTGCTTTAGTCACTTCGGCTTTGCCAAGTGCTTGCAGAGTGGACATAAACTTTTCACGGATTTCAGTACGAGCTGTCATAATAAATCTTTCATAATATAGGGTATATTATAACACAACAGGAGGTATTGTCAACCACCCTGTTGTATTAATACAACACTCAGGCAGCAATGCCTTGAATGAACTTGGAGACTAACACTCGGTTAATCTGTTTGCCTTTATTGAACTTCATAAAAGCATTCTTGAGCTTAGATGCTGTAAGTTTACCATCAACCTCAATTTCACCATCATTGGTCATTAAATCATTTCCACCAGAAATTAGGAAGAACGAATCATAACCAGGATTGAATGAATGTAAAAACTTCTGAGTATCCAATTTACGCTTCAGTTGTTTAATCAACTCAGCATCTATGTTAGCATCAGAACGCTTAGTGTATAGAGGTAATCTATTTTCATTATGGTAGTAATGTCTAATGATGCCCTTTGAACGATGAGGAGGAACAATAAAGAAACCAAAAATCTTAGAGTTGGTTGTAGCGGTAAACCACTCAGCAACCGAAACAAACATTTCATTGCTTAAGTTGTTAGACTTAACTAGCTTCTGGTATTTTAATTTGTTATCTTGAAGGATAACATTCTCATACAATGGATGAAACCAATTGTAACCACCTTCATCATTTGCCACACAATTAGTGGAGTCAGCATCACCGTCATGGATAATTACCAAGTTTGTAATATCCAAATTGTTGCTACGTTTAAAGTTTTTCATAATTGCTTGTGTTGCAACCAAAGCTTCTGTCAAAGGAGTATTTGAAAGTCTTTCAGAATGTGGTCTTTGCACAACACGAGCATAACGACCGCCTTCATAGGACTTTTTCAACAATACCATGTTACGCAAGGCCTTGGTAAATTCAGCATTTGTCATTTTAGAATTTAAATATTCACGCAATGAAATAGCTTCAAATTTTAATTCACCAGATTGGTACATAAAACATTGACGAACTTCCATAGGATTTCCAAGAACGCTAAGTGGTACAGCAGTAGTCTTGGGATTATCAATTGACCATGTGGAAGAATCATTACTGAATGCATAAACATGGAATGGAATGTTTACTTTACGGCAGAACATGGAAAGAACCAAGATTTGTTCAATAGAACCTGCCATGTTATCTGACATAGAACCAGAATAATCAAGCAACAGAATCAAACCATGTGATTTGCCTTTTGGCACTTGCATGATTTTACGGAAGATATTGTCATCAAAACGGTATGAAGCCAGTTTGTTAACATCAACATCACCAGTATCCGATTGCTTTGCCTTACTGAATGATTTGGCAGCCTTACGCATTTCAAACTCTTTGGCAAGCAATGCAATGTAACGTTCATTTCTATTACGAAATTCTTGTACAAAACCATTGATTCTTTCATCTGTTATATAACCATCTTTAACCTGATTTGCAAAATCTAATGTCAACAACTCTTGAACCCGTTTTGCAGGTGTGATAATTTTAGACAAAATAGGTGTAGGCATATTAGCGTACACATAAGGCTTGCATTTTTCATCAAGCAATGTCACTTCGTTTTTGCGGTAGTTATCGTCAGTTACACATTCTGGATCAAAATCTTCTGAATCGAAATTGGACATTTGCGAATCTTTATCACGATTCACATTGTTGCCGTCATCATCAGAATCGGAATCGTCACCTTCACCATCAGAGTTACCATCGGTTTCTTCATCGGTAGTTTCATCTGAGGTTTCATCCGAATCTTCGCTGTCGCCAGATTCACCATTATCCAATTCAGTATCATAATCATAATCGGAATTGGTATCATCTTCATCTAAGGGATTGCCTTCAGCGTCATATTCAAAATCATCACCAATTGATAATTCAAATTGTTCATTCTTACAATAACCATAAATCTTTTCAGTTACCCGAAGCACATCATTCCATGTTTCAAGCATTTGAACTTCACCAATCATTTGCATTTCTTCAACAGAAAATCTAATGTTTTCGCTGTATTGGCTCTTGGTATAGATATTCAATCGGTCAATGAATGACATATGGTTAATGTCACGATGTTGGATGCCAAAGAAATCACGGTCACTTAATTCAGCATATGCTTTACGGAATGATGATTTAAGGCCTGGATATTTACGAATAACTTTTTTCTCAATGCGAGCATCTTCAATCACATTAAGGAAAGCTTTATAATTCTTACCTCTGTTTTTATCGGTAACAACATCATGCCAACCATCCGCAGGAGTATAAAGAGCATGACCGACCTCATGGCCGCCAAGCAAATCATACATGAAACTTGACATATCTTTCCACATAGGAAGATAAAGAATCCGTTTAGTTGGGTCAAATTTGGCAGTATGGATTTTTGAATGTTGAATGGTAAGGTTCTCAGTTGCCATCAACTTGGCAAGCTGAGATTTTTGTTCTACTGTAAATGCTGTCATGCAAAACCTTTTTGAATTTATCTAACCATTATATCAAAACTGGAGGATTTGTCAAGAGCCTGTTGCGTAAAAACAACAGTTGGGAAGTCGCATGGGACTTAGGAATGGAGCGGATAACAGGAGTTAAACCTGTCTGCCCGTTGGGACGGGCTGTCTCGGACTCTCCGCATTTGTGTCTATTATATAATTATATAGGCTGTTTGTCAAGCGTTTTAACGACCAACTTGGCAAAGATACTTCTCTTTTGCCTGTTCCCATGTTAGATAACAGAGGTCGTCATAGAACAAGGTTTCGTTATTGTTACGGCCTTTTTTGGCCAATTGTTTGATACGTGGTTTGGCATGTTTAGTTCTCCAAATATCAACTAAGGCTTCAACGCTTGTATCAAATGATTTAACCAAGTCATCATCACCAATTTTCTTATTAAGGTAATCAATAGAGTTATCGTATAGTGGCGACCAATAAATGCCTCGAGCATGGTCTGTACGAATCAACTCTTTAGGAATATTCAATTTAGAATAAACAAACTGAAGTGAACGATTCTTATGGTCACGCTTATGTGGTTGTCCGCTTGGCTTCTTTGCAACATACCATTCAAAGTATTTACGTGTATGTTTTGTTTTCAACCAATCACGAATATCATATCGTGTTTCTTTTTCTGGTTCAAATGATACCGAACCTGCCGTAAATCCCATTTTCTGCCAGTGGTCTAGACCATCATACTGAGAAAGTCCATCAGCCTTAGTTCTACCATACAATGAAGTTGTAGTTACAGAAACTAATGTGTCGCCATATAATTTCTTCCACAATTCTTGTACAGGATCGGCAAGACATAGAAGTGCCAGTAATTTACCACCAACATAATTAAAACCAAGTGGCTGCAATGGAACAATTGTAGAACCAATTGCAGTATGGTTAATCATACCGCCTTGTGTTTTAAGTTCTCTTGGCCAACCAATGTGATTATCTCTTGGTGTCAAATCAAGAAAGTCTGATGAAATACAAATAACACCAAGATACTTCTTTGTTACCTTATCACGAATGATGAAGTTTAGATTGCGGCCAATGTTAGAGTTGTTCTTCATTGTAGAAGAAAAGGTGCGAATACAATTCCACAATTCAGGCAAGTTCTCACCTTTGTTTGTGTAAATCATTTCAGGTTCAAGTTTCAGATAATCTTCAAGTGTTTCTGGAATCCAAAAGTTGTTCTTAATGTCATCAATAGCATCACGTTGAACATCACTCTGTAATACAACCTTCTCACCTTCCCACAAATCATTAACAGTCATTGTAGGATATCTGTCTTGCACTTCACACCATTTTTGGTATAATGTATATTCTTTGACATCCATCTTTGATACAAATGTAAGGTCACTAATGATTTTCTCACGTAAAGTCTCATCAGTCAAAACAGCAGGCTCTTTAAAGTCTGCATGCCATTTTGTCCATTGCGTATCTACATCATCTTTTGGGTCAAATCCGTATGCCATTATTTCTTTCTATTTCGCACATGTTTCTTAATGCGTTTTTCTTGTTTATCTTTAGCCAGTCTGAGTGCAACTGGACCAACATGTTCGGTAAACTTAGTACCATTCATATGATCCAATTCATGTGCAAAACATCTTGCAGTCAGACCTTCAATTCTTTGTCGTATTAGTTCGCCATTTTCAGTAACGTACTCTACTTCCAACCAACTAGGCCTTGATATCTTAACATATAAACCAGGGAAAGAGAGGCAACCTTCATTGTCTTTAATCAAGTCTGCCGAAGCATCAATGATTTTAGGGTTGATACAAACCATATTAGTTTCTTCATACCCAATAACGAATACTCTTTCCATAACACCACATTGGTTTGCAGAAAGGCCAATGCCGCCATATTTTAGTTTTGTTTGTTTCAACCTTTTAACCAATTTGGTCATCAATGGGTTAGGCAACTGTATTCTATATTCTGGAATAACAGCCTTTAACATAGGATGATTATCATTATATAAAGGCAGGTCTTCAATAGTGTCTGTTGCTTTTGTTACACCAGCACTAGTATCAATTCTTAGTATTTCACTCATTTTATTATCCTTGAAAAATTCTTTTCTTTACCGAATCTAATTACGTTAGCAAACTTATCTTGTAGAATGTCACCCTTGTGGCTAATAACAAATAGGTTAACACCCTCAAGCATGTGTAGAATCTTCATCAATTCTTCCGTACCAGTAGTGTCTAATGAAGAATCAAATGTTTCATCCAAAATCAACAAGTTGGTATTAGATGAGTTCTTTAACTTAGCAACAGCACGCCATGTTAACATCAAGGCCATATCAATACGTTGTTTCTCACCTTCAGAAAAGTTGTGGTAAGAAAAGTCATCACGATGCCTTGATTTGATTGTTTCTTTAAATGATTCATCTAGGTTAAAGTTTACAAAGAAATCTAGTGATGATAAATATTTGTTGACCAACTTATTGATGATAGGCAAATACTGTTTGATAATCTTGGTCTTAATACCAGTATCTCTTAACAATGACGTTGCCGTTTCATAATATGTTTTTTCTTCTATCAATTCTTTTAAGTCTGATTCTAGTTGTTTCAACTGACTTGCGAGTTCTTGCAGCTGTGTTTCTTGTAGCTGTGTTGAACCTTTTGTCTCTTTCAATAACTCTACCTCTTTTTGCATCTTAACAATATACTTGTTAACTTCTACAATGGTAGTGTTCTTTGTTGCAATATCAATTTGTAACTTCTGAATAGCTCTCTGTACTTCAGCAATCTCATTCAACTTAGACTGTTCTTCTAACAGTTTCGTTTCTAGTTCTTTTAACCCGTGTTCACATTGTTCAGTCTTGGTTTGTAGGGACTGTATTTGTCCTTCTTTAAACTCGGCGGCAATGGATTGCCTACACGTTGGACAATCATCATTGTGTGAAAAGAAACTGATATCTTTCTGAAATTTGGATAAGTTGCTTTCAATTTGTGATTCAAGCTTACCAAGTTTTTTAACCTTATTCTCAGTTTCAACCTGTAATGCCACCTTGGTAGAGTAGTCTGCAACGTATGTTGAGGCATTAGCAATTTCTGCATGTAAGGTTTGTATGGTTTGATTATTACGTTCAATCTCACCTTCATATTGTTTCACTTTCTCATCATTGTTCTGTTTCAACTCATCAATATGTTTCTTTTCTAAATCATATTTTTGTTTTGTCAAATCAATATCATACTTCTTATTTGAAGTTGAATCTTTATTGGCTGATAATCTACCTTTTACCAACCCATTCATTGTAGAGAAGATTTGAATGTCAAGTAAGTCTTCAATAATAGTTCTGCGGTCAGAAGATGATAGCTGCATGAATGGCGTGAATGATGCCGAACCAAGAATAACAATCTGTGTGAAAGATTTGTAATTCATTTTGAGAATGAACTTCTCTAAGAATTCTTGGTAGTCTCTTGCAGCCGCATCTTGGTTTAACAAGTCACCATTCTGTTGAATCTCAAACACATTTGGTTTAATACCACGAATAATCTTATATGATTTATTATTGGCATCAAACTCAACTTCAACGACACAATCTTTTTGATTGATTGAATTCAACAATTGTGGCTTGTTAACATTACGAAATGCTTTGCCAAACAGGCCGAAACACAATGCATCAAGCATTGTACTTTTACCTGATCCATTTTCACCAACAACTAATGTGTTGGAGTTACCATCAAGTTGTATCTCAGTAAAGTGGTTGCCCGTTGAAAGTAAATTCTTCCAACGAACCTTACGAAAAATAATCATTCAGCTACTTCTGTATTCAATGCCTCAACATAGAGTTCACGCATTATGTTTTTTAATTTCTCTGGTTCAACCTGCAATTGAAGGTTATCAATGTACTTTGAAAGTATTGTCATTGTATCTTCCGCTTGGTCAATAATATCTTGGTCAGTATCAAATGCGGTATCAGTAAAATCTTCTACGATAGAAATATCAGATAGGCCTGCTTTGTATAGGTTGTCTAATACATTATCAAACAAATATGGATTTTGTTTATTGATAACAACAACTTTCACATAACAGTCTTTCAAAGATGGGTAGTCATATTGTTTCCAAGATTCAAAGTCTTGTTTTGAATCATCATACATTACCTTTCGGAACATACGATTTGGATTTACTATGAACTCCATATTTCTAGTATCAGTATCAAAGACATGAAAGCCTTTATCATCCTGATAGTCTGCCCAAGTCATCTCATAAGGAGTGCCTGTGTAGAAGATATTCCCATCATCCGATTTGTGATGAAAGTGACCAGTAATGACCATATCATACTTGTTTAATGTCTTCTTGTCAATACCTACATCGCTAACATTGCCTCTATCCATCTCAAAGCCTGAAATCTCAAAATGCCCAAAACAAATTTGTGATTTCGATTCTTTGATTTTGGTAAAGATTTCATCTTCATTGTCATCGCATAGCCATGGTATCACATCGATAGGAACACCACCAAAATCGATTGTGGCGAACTCATCGAACACCGTGACATTATCATACTCTTTCAATAACATACTTGATGAATTAACTTCAAGTGTATTCTTATAGGCAACATCATGGTTACCTAATAGAGTGTACATTGTAATGTTGTGTTCTTTGAGCTTATTAAAAAAGTATTTGCGAGCAAGATAGAGTGAATTGAAATTAATAAACTTGCGTCTATCAAACAAATCACCCAACTGTACAACTACCTTAATATCATTCTCTAATAGGTATGGGAAAAATACCTCATCATAAAATCTTTGGAAGAATCTGTGGAAATCTAACGAATCACCACGAGCACCAAAGTGTGTGTCACCAAGAATAACTAATTTCATATTTCTTCAATAAACTTTTCCAGACCTTTAGCTTTACCCTCTTTCTTCTTTCTCTTACTTTCTTCAAAGTTGAAAATGAATTCGGAGATATTGTCATATAATTGGAACTGTTTCTGATGCCCATCTGCATCTTCAAACATTTCAAATTCGTCTAGTATACCAATCTGTTGTGTTGCCTTGTATTTGACATAGAGCTGTTTTTTCTCTTTCATAATACGGCGTAAGAAAGCATAATACACTATTTGAGTGAAATAAGCAAATGGATTGTTACTCTTTACCGGGTCAAAGTTTCTGAAGTACATCAGGCAGTTTTCAATACCATCGGCAATCATCTCATCACGGAAGGAATAGGAGATGAAGTTTGGCTTACGTGATAGGTGTTCTGCAATCTTTAAGAAACATTCACCAATATAGTTTGGTATCTTGGGGTCTTCTTTACCTAAAGTCTTAGCCTCATCACATTGACTTCTATACTTTACCAAGGCGGCAAGGAAGTCTGGGTTGTTAATATAGTGTTTAGGTTTCTTTTCAGTCATAATAATATTCTTTCACATTTGCCTGTATTAGCGCTTGACAACAACTTCAAATAAGCATATCATAGCGGTGTTCCGTTTTCAGATAATTCTTTAGTTACCTTTTCCAGTAACCTCAAGACACGTTTACGATAGTCAAATCCTAGTATCGATGCCTTGGTCCCATCATTGTAGGGTGGGTTTCTCCCTTGAGAATAGTATTGTTCGGCAGTCAGGTCAATCAAATCTCCGTTAACATCTACTACCCACCAATGCCAGATTTGTTCATCATCTAAAGCACGGTATAGTTTAATATTCTTTGTACCAAATACTTTCTGTAGGCAACCAGAAGCGGTATGACAATGGCCAAACATTGGGTTGTTTGAATTACGTTCAACCCATTTCTTAGGTAATAAGTCTGGTGATAGATTTCTAATAATGATATCTGACACCAATTTTAAATTCTTCTTATTGTATTCCATTAAACATTACCATATTTACGGTTGTTAATCATACGATAACCCTTAATGAGTTCTTCAACACCTGAATCTAATGTGTGTTGAGTTTTGAAACCAGTTGCCTCAATCTTTTCATTAGATACAATATAGTTTCGTTGGTCAGGGTCTTTACCAACTTCAGCTTCCAAAAATGTGAAACTAGGAATATATTTCTTAATCACTTCACACAGTTCCCATTTAGAAACATTAGCCTCTGATAAACCCACATTGTAGATTTCATCTTTCATGTCTTCAAAGTTATTTAGCGCATGTACAAATGCATTAGAAACATCACGTACATGAACATAGTTACGTTTGAAATGGCCTTCAAATAACACAGCACATCCATCATTAACGGCTCGGTGTACAAAATCGTTGACAAGCAAATCAATTCTCATACGTGGTGACATACCAAATACTGTTGCCAATCGGTAACTAATGGAGTTAGGATGATCCATCAAACGTTTCTCGACTTCAACTTTATCTTTGGCATAAAGTGAAATAGGATTCAATGATGATTCTTCGGTACAATATGTACCTGTACCATAGGCACTATTAGTTGTAGGCATCAATACGACTTGATTCTGTGACAAGTTATCAAGCATCAAAAAGATGGCATCTTTATTGGTAGAAGATGCACCAATTGGATCCTTGTTACACAATGGTGCACCAACATATGCAGCCAATGGAATAATAACATCAGCTTGTTTTAACATTGGTGCAATGTCAGATTTAATACGAACATCACCACTAAACACATTAAAGTTTTTCAAGTGTGCCAATTGGTTCAAAGACGTTTGGCCATACATAAAGTTATCAAGTACAGTTACGTTATGTCCTTTACTTAAAAGAATTGGTACAAGTGTAGAACCAATATACCCTGCACCGCCTGTCACTAAAATATTTGCCATTTTATACCTTATTAATTATTTCACAAATCTCATCAATTTCATTTACTGTCATTGATGGAAAATTACCAATGTAGAA